AGTAGTAGTATCGTTCAACAGAGAATTGCCCGACAAAACTGTAGAGTTCCAAAGAGTATTTGAAGACAAAGACTCGTTTGAAATGTGGCTACAGGATAGGTTAGAAACCAAAGGATGTGATCCATATCTAACCGATATGAAGATACAGTTTAAACCACGAGGATTGTAAAAGAATAAGCCCCCAATTAAGGGGGCTTTTTTATCACTGTAACAATTCCTTAATCTTACAAAGGTTAAATAGTATGGATGAATCATTACAAAAGTATTTTCATTTCAGATATACACCTAGGCACACGTGGCTGTCAAGCAGATGCCCTGTGCGATTTCCTCAAAAACAACACCTGTGATAATCTATTCCTTGTAGGAGATATTATAGACGGCTGGCGTATTAAGAAACGTTGGTACTGGCCACAGAGCCACACAAACGTGATACGCAGAATACTCACAGCCGCAAAACGCAACACCAAAGTCTATTACATACTGGGCAACCACGATGAAGGACTCCGTGCTTTTCTACGCTTTGGAATCTCATTTGGTCGCATACAAATACTGAACAAGTATGACTATGTTGGTGTTGATGGCAAACGCTATCTTGTTACCCACGGAGATGCTTTTGACAACCTCATGGCCAAAGACAAGAAGTGGATCATGCACATAGGCGACAACCTATATGATTTCTTTATATGGTTCAACAGACACTTCAACACAATAAGAGGCTGGCTTGGTATCAAGTATTGGAGCCTATCAAAATGGCTCAAAGACAATGCCAAGTATGCTGTGAAATTTATCAATCGCTTTGAAGATTATATTGCCGCATACTGTGAAGCCAAAGGCTATGACGGTGTTATATGCGGGCATATTCACAAAGCAGAAATCAAACAGATAGGCCGTGTCACTTATATGAATGATGGTGACTGGGTTGAAAGTGCCACAGCACTATTAGAACATGAAGACGGCACGTGGGAGATATATCATCACGATGTCCAACGATAATTCATTTGGTATTGTAGCAAGAATCTTTATGGCATTTTTTGCCGCTTTCTTTGCTCATATGATGATCGTAGCCATACTGGGCAGTTTCTATGACAACAGACAACTACAAGAACTGCTGGGAGGCAACTCGACCCTACCTGTGTTTATTCCTACGGTTATAGTTTTTGAACTGTGGGTTATTGGTAGATGGTTATATAAAAAATTTAGAAAGACAGACTTTGACACATGAAGAAAATCCTAATTGTTACAGACAATCTCGTAGATCAGATTAATGGAGTCGTCACTACGTATAAAAATATTGAACCGTATGCGGCTCGCGATGGTTATACTATTGATTATATTAATCCCGGGAGGTACTGCTATGTTGATTGCCCTAAGTATAACGAAGTCAAACTGGCCTATCCTAAGGGTCTTGGAAAAACGATCGAGGAGATATCTCCAGATCATATCCACATCGCCACGGAAGGTTTTCTGGGTCTGTTTGCTCGAAGGCATCTTACAGTACACGGGTATCGCTACAATACTGCTTATCATACTAAGTTTCCTGAAGCCATAAAGAAACTGTTTGGTGTTCCAGAGTTGTTTACCTGGCCTCTAATACGTTGGTTCCATTCTAATTCAAATGCCGTGCTTACCACTACACCAAGCATGGTTCAAGAACTACAGAGCCACGGCTTTGGCGATAATGTTGTGCCTTGGACACGTGGTGTGGATAGAGAAATATTTTGGCCCTCTAAGCATAGATTTACCAATGACAAAATTATACTGCTAAACGTAGGCAGGGTGAGCAAGGAAAAGAATCTAGAAGCGTTCTATGAGATGGACTTCCCTAACTGTCAAAAGATACAAGTAGGTGATGGCCCAATGTTAAAAGATTATATCAAACGCTATCCTGATGTGCATTTTGTGGGTGCAAAGCGAGGCAGAGAACTAGCAGAGTTTTATCGTAACGCAGATGTGTTTGTGTTTCCGTCTAAGTGGGACACGTTTGGTTTAGTAATGATTGAAGCAATGGCCTGTGGTACACCTGTTGCGGCCTATCCTGTTCAAGGACCACTTGATGTTATAGATCCAGACACGGGTGTAATGGATGAGGATCTAGCCGTAGCAACTCGCAAGGCACTTGATCTAAATCGTGTAAGCGTTGAAGCAGTAAGCCAGCGTTGGAGTTGGGAACGTGCCTGGGAAATATTTAGAGATAATTTAGTATTAATCAAATAGGAAAGGCAGTGTAGAATTGCCTTTTTTTGTGGCTGATTGCTCTGTAAAACCACTAAATACAAGCAGAGGTGCGAAATGAAAAGACAGACTAGAAGTATTCTACAAGAACTCAATGATATGGCTTCTAAGCCACCGGTTGAAAATGTGGTTGACAGCAGAGCCGTTCATGTTATACAATCAGCAATAAATGTTATTAACATGATCCGCGAAAACTTTGATGGTAACACAGCCGGTGATCTTGAAAAACGCTTTATTAATTCCATACGCACTGGAGATCCAAAAAAGTTTCAGCGTGGTATCACAAACTATAAAAAGGGCAAAGACACAGATGCAATTTAGTGATATTATCAGAGAAGAAACTACACAGAATAAACACCTAGAACATGTTGAAGAAGAAATCCTAAACAAAGGTGCTGATGGTGCTGAATTTGCTATGAATACAATGATGCGTTTTGCCGACATGCTTAAAGGCAGAACAAATAAAAAGTTTAAGGTTACGACTAAGTGGGACGGCGCACCTGCTGTGATCTGTGGCATTGATCCCGAAACTAAAAAGTTTTTTGTCAGCACAAAAGGAGCATTTGCAAAGACTCCTAAACTAGCATTTACACAGGATGACATTAAAGAATTGTTCCCAGATTATTTGTGGGAAAAACTAGGCCCATGTTTAGAGCACCTACCTAAGTTAGGCATTAAAGGCGTACTGCAAGGCGACCTTATGTTTAATGAACAAATGAAATCACAGGCAACTATTGACGGAGAAGAATTTATTACATTTAAGCCACAAAAAATTACCTATGCTTTCCAAGCAAGTTCAGAAGCAGGAAAAAAAGTAGCACAGGCAAAACTTGGTATTATTTTCCACACTTCATACACCGGCCCAGCAATGGGTCCTGAAATGTCTGCATCGTTTGATGTTGATGTGTCAGGTTTAAAGAAAACCAACGATGTATGGTATGATGACGCAAACTTTAAGGATGTGTCAGGTAGTGTGTTATTAACCAAGGACGAACAAGCACAGGTGAAACAAGATTTGGCTGACGCTATGGCGGCCTATAAGGCTGTACCACAGCAACTACTTGCAAGTATTAAGGACAACAAAGATTTTGTAGTTTATTTTAAAAAAACTATGAATGATTATATCAGAGCAAACAAACTACCAGGTGATCCTGATCAATTTTTAAATGACTTTATTGAAGTTTACAGAAATAAAATTCAAGGCGAAATAGCAAAATTAAAGAACCAAGATCCTAATGCACCAGCAGTAAGCAACAGAATTAAAAAGATTGAAGCACAGGCAAACCTTGTGAATCAAAACCGTAAGGGGCTAGCCTCAGTGATTAGATTTATCAAAGAAATCTCTAATCTTAAAATGTTATTTGTACGCAAGTTGAATAATATTGAATCTATCGCACACTTCTATAGAGAACCAGATGGATCTTACACTGCGGCCAACCCTGAAGGATATGTTGCAATTGATCATGTAGGTAGTGCTGTTAAGTTTGTTGACAGACTAGAATTTAGTAGACGCAACTTTGCTCCTAAGGACTTTGGATAATGAGTGAATTCACAGCATATGAAATGGCGCTGATGGAAGGCGGCCATGAAGTACCTAAGAAGCCTGAAAAAGCATTTGGCTTTATACAGGATATTGCCGAAGGTAAAATGATCCGCGGGCAAGATAGTGTAAGCAAACTAAGTTTCACAGACGCAAACGATCTAGCGTTGCTGTATCTTTTTGCACTACAGATTATGCGACACTATCCTATCAGCAACAATTTTGCTAAAAGTTATAGCCGTGAAGTTATGAAGTGGCAGGATTGGAATTACTTTAGAAGCAGTGGAAATGACTTATATGGTCTGCTTAATATAATTTCAGGGGATATGAAAATTATCAGCAAACTAAGAGATCCTAAAAGTGCCTTAGCAGTAAGACAGCGTACTAACTTGCCTATCATGGCAGTGAAAAGATTGCTACGCAGTATTGCACAAGGTGATAGACCCAACTCACAGGACGGCAGTGATCTAATGAAAATCAACAGTGCTTTACGTAATAGCCAGTTTGGTAACCTACGTAGAAAAGTAGCCAACTATAGAACATTGCCTAGAACAGAACGCAGACAACTTGCTACGCAGGTAGAACAAGCACTGAAAGCACGTGGCAGAAACAGTGATATTGTTGACTATTTTGCTATGTTTGTTAAGGACTATGATCTAGAAAGCACAACAGTCAAAGATCCATTTCCAAGCATTAGTGTACCAGATCCTGTACAACCAGATACCAAAGATATTAACATGCTAAAACTACTAGGTGTGCCAACCAGAGACTTACCATTCGCATACAAAGTATTAAGCATGACCAGCAGAGGACTAGGCCTACCACCACGCTTTGCACAAGCATATAGACCTATTATGCAGATAGTTGATGATATACTAAAAGCAGGTCCAGGCTACGTAAATCTACTAAAAACCGTGCATTCTCGTGCAAAAACGTCAAAAAGATAATAATACCGGTTTATTCTTTGTCCATTTTACTAAATAAATGTATGCAATCCACTGAGCGTGGATTTGCCATTAAGAGAAAACAAGGAGAAATAAAATGGCTGGAATCACAAGAACAAATGGCTTAGGTCATGCACATGGTACACAGTACAACACAAACAACACTCAAGCATATGAAATCGACTGTTTAGTTGACATTTCAGCAGAGGGCGGAGTTGGCAAAATCGTAGAAGCAGTTGCTCAAGCGATTAACCCAACAATGTACGTTTCAACAGGAACTGCAGGAAAAATCTTTGCAGTAGTTGACGACTCACAGCACACAGCGGCATCACTACAAGTTATCGTAAGAAACTTAGGTACAATCAACTCAATTGATGTATCAAATGCTACTGTAACTGCTCGTGACTTAGACGAGTTCGACGCAAGTTAATAGGCGTTAGATACTTTGGAAAAGGGCGTCATTTATTTGGCGCCCTTTTTTTATGGCCAATAAATACACACATGCGTATAGTAATTGAAACATTAGTTGATATAACGAAAACTGGAGTAAACAGACCTGGAACAGATCAGTTGAAACAATTTCAACAAAGCAATTTTAACACACTGCAACAGATTATTAATCTACGCAGTTTGATTGAGGCTAACAGCGATCCTGCTGTGAATACTGTAGACTTAACCAACAGCAAAAAGTTTGGTAACAAGTACAAGGGTGAACACAAGGTATGGACATATGAATTTACTATTGATCGCGACAATGTTTACGCACAAGATGATGACGATATAGGATTGCTTAAACAAGACTTTGAAGCAGTGCCTATCATTGGTGCACTCACAGAAACCATAAGTAAACCTAGTGTTTTTAAAGTAAAAGGTAACACCGATAAAAATATTATTTTTACGACGTTTGATAAATAACACTATAGGCAACCAATCTATACACACACAGGCGTCATAGGCTTTAAAGTACATTTAAACACCTTAAAGGAGTGATTATGGCGCAAACTGCCGAAATAGAAAAAGAAAATTTGGAAGCACACGTTGAATTGTGTCAACAACGCTATGAAGTCTTGGAATCAAGACTAGGCAGTGTTGAAACAAAGGTGCAAACCATACATGACGATCTTAACAAGTCACACCACTCCCTCGTAAAAGTAATAATTGGCACTTCAGGAACAATTATTGCAGGACTACTTTCCACAGTCGTAGTCATCTTAATGAATTCAAACTAAAACTAAATACAAACATGAAGTTGGTAGAATTATTCAATAGCCTCACGGAAAAGCAAATATGGGGACGCAAAGGCAAGTCTTTGGTTCGCAAATATAGATGTGTAGGAGGTAAGCGTCATGGACGTATTGTAAGCAAACCACAACAGTGTTTTGCCGCTCCGAACGTAAAGGCGAAGATGCGTATGAGAGTTACACGCAAGAAACTAGGTGCTAGAATGATGCGTAAGGCTCAAAGAACCAAACGCACAAACCCAGCATCGAGAGCATTGAAGTCGTTGAACAGATGAAGATATTTGAAGTTATAGAAGCCGCTACACAGATTGCCGCACGTAAAGGTGGTGCGGGTGGTAGTAAAGGCAAACGCAAAGGACAAATTGGTGTACGTAGATTTAGATGTTCATCAGGTCCACGCAAAGGACGCATTGTTGCCAAGGCTTCTACTTGTCATGCTCCTTTAGATTCACAAAAGAAAATTAGAATGACAAAGACTCGTGCTAGAAAGCCAAGTCTAACCAGTTTCAAAGGCACACTTACAAAAAGAGGCAGTGGTGTTTCTAGGGCAGTTTCTAGAATGAACAAAGCACCAAAGCCTAAAGCAAGGAAAAAGTAATGCGTATCGATGAGATTATTCCAGCAGTAATCGCAGGCGCTATGAGAGCAGGTGCAAGTGTAGCCGCAAGGCAGGCCGCAAAACAAGCAGTCAAAAAAACAGCACAAGGAACTGTAGGTACAGCACAACAGCAGGCTAAATCAGCAGGACAACAAATGGTTGCTAAAACTATGGGCAAAGCAGTAAGTCAAAACAATCAAAGTGCTGATTTTCAAAGAGGACAAGAAGTAGAATTTGATGATCCTAAAAACCCTAATCAAAAAATGAAATACAAGGTTAAAAATGTAGGAGGAAGAGATGTTACTCTGCAACCTACAAAGAAAAGACCTGGTGAACCACAAACGGTAACATTTGACAAGAAATCTCTTGCTCAAGGTTAGTATTTTTGTTATAATTTTACAATGAAGCCTACTGTCCGAAATGTGATCGAACTGTTTAACGAAACAGCAAAGCGAGTTGAACTTGAATTAAAACGCAAGGGCTTTGTATTGCCTGTGGCTCATGAGGACGGTATTAAATTCAAGCATGTTTTAGTTAGAAAATATCACGGGTTTTATCAACTCTGTAATCTGCACAATCCAAAGGTAGTGTATTACAAAGATATTGCTAACATAAAGATAGCAATGACCATGGCTATTTTACTAGGATGTAAACAGCCAGTGGATGAACAAGAATTAATGAAATTAGACCATGATTATTCGCATCATTACAATAATTTAAGGTTTTTAACCAGTTCATTTAACAAAGCAGTGGATAATAATGATCATGTCAGGGTAGATATATTGGCTAGTCGCATGGATTACTATCAAGAACACCTGGAAGATGTGAAAAATAGCATAAGTATAGTTTTAAACAAGGCAGAAAAACTCCTGTTTGAAAATAAATAAGTTTACAAGGGGATTGTACTATGAAAACAACAGATTTTATGACACCAGTAACAGTTGAAGGTCTTAACAAAGAATTAAGAGCCAAGCACGGAATTACTGTTGATATTACAAAATACAGCAAAGCACAACTAGAAGGTTATGCGGCAAAAATCGCTGGCAAATTAGAAGAGTTCGAAGTTAATAATTCATACAACGAACACTTAACAAATGAGAATTATCAGAAAAACAGTTTGATTAAAAAGATTGTTGAAACAGCAATTAACCAATACGTTGAAAATCCCCTAGAAAGCGTAGACGAAGAAGACCTTGGTGAAGATGTTGTTGAAGTAGATGAATCAGATGCAGATGTTGCAAGAGACTTTGCAGATGAAACTGTTGAAGAAGGTGCAAAACCAGATTTCTTAGATATGGACAAAGACGGCAATAAAAAAGAGCCAATGAAGAAAGCCATTAAAGATAAAGAAGAAAAGAAAAAGAAAACCGATGAGTCGATCGTTGTAGAGGGCGAAGAGGACAAAGCCGCAGTTATTATGGCGGCAAAAGATATGGTTGACAGATTTACATCTTTCTTAGAAGATGTTGCTGAAATGAGTGCAGAAGGATTACTACAAATCCAAGATCAAATTAGAGACGAACTAGGCCAAGAACAAGCAGAACAGTTTGGCGGCGCAGTTGCTCCTGCACTAGAAAGCACTGTTGATAATCTTAAGAGTTCTAGAGATGCACTAACTGGTGCTATTGGTATCCTTACAGGTGAAGGTGCACCAGCAGACACAATGGGTGCTGATCCAGAAACACCTGAACTAGATGCAGATGGTGATATGGATGCAGGCATGGATGAGCCTATGCCAGATGCAGGTGATGAGTTTGGCGCAAGTGATGCCGCAGTAGGTGGTGAAGAACCAGAAGGCAGAGAAAAGCGTGAAAGTTATACACCAAAGAAAAAATCTATTGCAGAAAGCAACGCTATTCTTTCTAAACTTTCTAAGTAGGTGAACTATGCGTTTCGCTGAATTCCAAAATGATGCGGTAGCAGATTTAATTGTTGTACTAAGAAATAAAATTAGAACAACAGATTCTCAAAATTCCACCATGATGTTAAGTTGGCCAGAAGTGACACAAATAATGGCTGATCACGGACACGGTGAATACGACTACGACACATTCAAAACAATGTATGACGCGAATCCAGATCTACAAGCAGTGGTTCAAAACTTTAATGGTGACGGACTTACACTAGGCACTGAAGAAAAAGTAGAACCAGATACTGTTGATATGGATACTCCTGCTGATCAAGCAGTAGACACAATGGCAAAACGTGCCGCGTCAAAAGAAATATAAAACTTGACTTTCAACCTATAACTACGCTATAATAGTTTTTTAAGGAACAAAATAGTGAATGATTTACAACCACCAAAGTATGTAGAACGTTTTCAGTATCATACTGTTAAACAGATTAATCTCGAAGGCAAAAGACTTTACGAAGCACCAGACGGAACTAAAACTCCTAGTGTAACAACTATCCTTTCTAAAACCAAAGACATGACCCATTTAAATGAATGGCGTAAGCGTGTAGGTGAAGAAAAGGCTAGACAGATTACAACAGAAGCCGCGGGTGTAGGAACTGCCATGCACAATAACCTAGAAAGATTTCTAATAGGTGAACAGCGTATGCCAGGCAAAAATTTAGTTCATGTACAGGCCAATAAGATGGCTGATAAAATCATTGAACATGCTCTAGGAGATGTAGACGAAATTTGGGGCATTGAGCAAGCCTTGTACTATCCGGAACTTTACAGTGGAACCACTGACCTTGTAGGTGTTTACAAAGGGCAACCTGCTATCATGGACTTTAAACAAACAAATAAGCCTAAGAAAAAAGAATGGGTTGAGGATTACTATCTACAGATGGCGGCCTATGCAATGGCTCACAACACAGTGTATGGTACAGATATACGTGAAGGGCATGTATTCATGTGTAGCAGAGACCTACAATATCAACAATTTGACTTATTGCCTGATGAATTTGAACATTGGAGCAACAAGTGGTTAGATCGTGTTGGTGAGTACTACGAAAAATATCATAAATAGTTGTAAGGAACTTAAATTATGGCAGTAGTACAAATATCAAAAATTCAACATCGTAGAGGTAAAAAGAACTCCGGAGGTGGTAGTATTCCACAACTAGCGGCGGCTGAACTAGGCTGGGCTATGGATGCACAGGAACTATACATTGGTAACGGCAGTGTTGCTGAAGGCGCACCAGCAGTGGGCAATACAGAAATCCTTACAGAGCATACAAATATCTTTAATTTGCTAAAACAATATGAATACGTAGGACATACAGATGCAAACGTGCAGACAGGTGAGTTTGCCAATGCTCCTGTAAAACGCACTATTCAACAAAGACTAGATGATATGGTCAGCGTTAAGTCTTTCGGTGCAAAAGGCGATGGTACTACTGATGATACAAAAGCACTACAACGTGCGATTGATCAATTGTTTATTAACACAGCAAGTAAAACAAATCCTGCAAGTAGAGTAAGACTACACATTCCTGCAGGTACTTACAAAATTACACAAACAATTTACATTCCTACATTTGCTTCTTTAGTAGGTGATGGTAGACAAAAAACTATTATTGAATTACATCAAGATCCAGACGTGTTGACACAGGTTGCTAAGCCTATGTTCCAAACAGTGGACAGCAGATCAACACCTGGAACATATATTACTTACAGCAATATTCAAAACTCAACAAGACCTAAAGAAATTAGAATTGAAGGTATGTGTCTAGGATATGATGAAGCAGTTAATGTTTATGCTCCTATGGTATATGCAGACTGCATGACAGAAAGCACATTCTTTGATGTTATGTTCCTAGGTAGATGGACTAGAGATAACAACTATGATGCTAACTGGAGCGGTGTTAACCTAAGAGGATTAGGTGCAACAACTTCAGAAAATATTTTATTTGATAACTGTGAATTCCAAGATCTAAGTGTAGGTGTTTACAGTATTCATGACGTTAGAAATATCAACATTCAAAACTGTTTGTTCCATTTCTTACAAAATGGTATTGACCTTGGTAGGACATCAAGTGGTAGTGGTGCTCAAACAACAGGTCCAAGACACTTTTTAATCAGTGGAAATAGATTTGATAGAATTAAAGACGAAGCAGTAGCAGTGCATATTTCAAACAACACTACACCGTTTGGACACACAAGTATTGGTAACAACTATCTTGATGTTGGTAACAACATGAACGGTCAAAACGCACCGCAAACATCTGTTATTAAATTTGATAGCACACTTTGTGAGTCTATTGGAGATAACTTTGAACGTGATGGATTTATTAATACAACTTCATTATTAGAATCTCCATACAAACCAAATGTTGATGGTTACCATTATACCAAAGGTAGAATCAACGAGTTTGATATTGTTGAATCGGATGCGTTTGCAACTTTTACAAAATTACCTTTTACAAAAAGAAAAATTGCCTACATGGATTACCTTTTAATTAAGGAATCTGGTTCTGATCAAACAACACGACAGGGTAGGCTAACAATTACTGTACAAGATTCAGGCAATATCGCTGTGTCAGACAGTTATAGTCACACAGGTACTAAAGATGGTAGAACAGAATTTACTGCTATCCTTGACGATCTTGATAGTACAGCAGGAAATGAAACTATCAAAGTACAGTATAAAAATCCTGTAAACTCCGGAACAGCAAAATTAACCTACTCATTTAGTTACTTTGCATAATGTTTTTAAACACTACAGTTGAAGAACGTATTAGTCGTTGGCGAAAATTTCGCGATGAACTAGAAACATCTTTAACACCATTTGAAGATACACAGGTTTTGTGGAACACTGCACCTGTTACAACTAGAGGTTTAGATCCTTGGGATTCTCAACACTGGATGACACCGTGGGAACTATTAGAAGAAAACCGGTTTTGTCCCGTAGGAATCGCCCTTATGATAGGTTCGACCCTGAAGTTAACTACACGGTTTTCCACAGAAAATATTTTGATAAAAACAATAGTAGACCGAGAACAAGAAATGTTGTATAATGCAATATATGTTCAAGACAAGGTTCTCAATATTAACGGAAAGGTCTGCGAAATAAAAGATATACCGGAAAGTTGGTTTATTCAATTTCAGCATGAAATTTAGTAAATCTCCGTAAATACTGGACCACATAGAAAGAGGCAGGAGAAATGACAGGAAAAGAGATTTTCATTACAAAAAGAGACGGAACTAGAGAAAAACTAAATCTAGATAAAATTCATTTCGTAGTTGAAGAAGCATGTACAGACCTTTCGGGCGTAAGTGCTTCGCAGATTGAAATGAATGCTGATCTACAATTTGTAGACGGTATGACAACACAACAAATTCAAGAAATTCTTATTAAGTCTGCAAACGATTTGATTAGTTTAGACAATCCAAACTATCAATATGCGGCGGCAAGACTTTTACTTTATGGACTACAAAAACAAGTGTATGGTCAATATACACATAAATCTTTATCACAAATGATTGATCTTAATATTGAGCGTGGTGTCTACGATCCTGCCATTAAAGAAAAATATTCAGACACTGAACTTAAGAAAATGAATACATGGATCAAACATGATCGTAATGAAGATTTTACCTATGCTGGTCTTAGACAAGTAGTCGATAAATATTTGTGTCAGGACAGAAGCAGTGGAGAAATTTTTGAAACTCCACAATTTATATACATGATGATTGCGGCTACTTTGTTTGCAGAGTATCCTAAAGAAACAAGATTACAATACGTAAAGAAATATTATGACGCGACCTCTCTTTTTAAGATCAACATTCCAACCCCAGTCATGGCTGGCGTTCGTACTCCAATTAGGCAGTTTGCTAGTTGTGTATTGGTTGACGTTGACGATACTTTGCCTTCTATTTTTAGTTCTAACTCCGCTATTGGTTATTATATTGCTCAGCGAGCAGGTATCGGGATTAATGCAGGGCGTGTTAGAGCGATCAACTCGAAAATCAGAGGCGGAGAAGTAGCACACACAGGTGTTGTTCCGTTCCTAAAAGTTTATGAAGCAACTGTAAGATCATGTACACAGAATGGTGTGCGTGGTGGCAGTGCAACTACACACTTTCCATTATGGCATTTAGAGATTGAAGATATTCTTGTGTTGAAAAACAACAAGGGTACTGAAGACAATCGTGTACGTAAGTTAGACTATTCAATTCAATTAAACAAATTAATGTACGAAAGGCTTTTATCCGGGGGAGACATTACTCTATTCTCGCCACACGATGTGCCTGGACTATATGAAGCATTTTATTCTGATCAAGATAAGTTCCAAGAACTATATGAAAAGTACGAACGTGCTAAAAGCATCAGAAAGAAAAAGGTTAAAGCAATGGAACTGTTCTCTGCGTTACTACGCGAAAGAGCAGAAACCGGACGTATCTATATCATGAATGTAGATCATGCAAACACCCATTCATCCTTTAAGGATACAGTGTACATGAGCAATCTTTGTCAGGAAATTACACTTCCTACAAAACCAATTCAACACATTGATGATGAGAATGGTGAAATTGCTTTATGTATTTTAAGTGCTATCAATGTTGGACATGTAAATCATCTTGAAGAACTAGAGCCACTCTGCGATCTAGCAGTAAGAAGTTTAGAAGAAATTATTGAGTATCAAGGCTATCCTGTAAAGGCGGCAGAGATCAGTACAAAAGCAAGACGCTCACTTGGTATTGGTTACATTGGACTTGCACACTATCTTGCTAAAAACAAAGTCAAGTATGGTGATAAAGAAGCATGGAAACTTGTACACAATCTTACAGAAGCATTTCAATACTATCTGCTTAAATCATCAAATGACCTAGCAAAAGAACGTGGTGCATGTTCTGCATTTGAAGGAACAAAGTATGCAGATGGCATTCTTCCTATTGACACTTACAAAAAAGATCTTGATGAAGTAGTTCCAAACAAATTAAAAATGGGTTGGGAAAAACTAAGAAAAGATATCAAGCAACACGGACTAAGACACAGCACACTTTCTGCACAAATGCCAAGCGAAAGTTCAAGTGTTGTATCTAATGCAACTAACGGTATTGAACCACCACGTGGTTATCTAAGTGTTAAAAAGTCTAAGAAGGGTCCACTAAAACAAGTGGTTCCACAGTATCAACAACTTAAAAACTTTTATACACTTTTATGGGACCAAGAAAGTAACGAAGGTTACATAAATATCGTGGCGGTAATGCAAAAGTTTTTCGATCAAGCAATCAGCGGCAACTGGTCATACAATCCGTTGCACTTTGAAAACAACGAAGTTCCAATGAGTGTTATGATGAAAGACTTGTTAACAACTTATAAATTAGGTTGGAAAACAAGTTACTATCAAAACACTTATGACTTTAAGGGTGCTGATGATGATTTGGAAGACAAGGCAGTTGACAATAATCAACAAGATGCTATTATTGAAACTAATGGTGTAAATGGTACCAATGGTGTTAACGGCACTAATGGACACACCCAAACCGAAGATGAAGAGCATTGTGATGCTTGTGCAATTTAAGGACGTATGAAAAAGAAGGACGCAAAAAAGAAAATGGCAAAACCTAAAACTGTTTTTAACAGAGAAAAAGTTGACTTTACAAAGCAGTATATGTTTTTTGGTGAAGACCAAAACACACAGAGATATGACACGTTTAGATACCCTGAGTATGATAAGTTAAATCAAACCATGCTTGGCTATTTTTGGCGTCCTGAAGAAGTAAGTCTTCAAAAGGATAGAGGTGACTATCTTGAGTTTCGTGATGAACAAAAGCATATCTTCACAGCAAATCTAAAGTATCAAACACTGCTGGATAGTGTTCAAGGACGTGGTCCATGTTTGGCTTTCTTGCCATATGTTTCACTGCCTGAACTTGAAGGTTGTGTTATTGCTTGGGACTTCTTTGAAACTATCCATTCACGCTCATATACACACATTGTTAAGAATGTATATCCTAATCCAAGTGAAGTATTTGATACCATTCTTGATGATGAAAAAATTATTGAACGTGCTGAAAGTGTTACAAAACACTATGATGAATTTAATGACGTTGCTACACAGTATTTCCAACACGGAAAAGGCAATATGTATGATGTCAAAAAAGCATTGTACAAAGCAATGATGACTGTGAATATTCTTGAAGGACTACGTTTCTACGTATCATTTGCATGTACATTTGCATTTGGTGAATTGAAACTAATGGAAGGTTCAGCAAAGATTATTTCACTTATTGCACGTGACGAAGCAACACACTTGAATCTTTCTACACACATTCTTAAGCACTGGGCCAAAGGTGACGATGATCCAGACTTTGCTAAGATTGCAAAAGAACTTGAAGAAGAAACATATGACATGTGGCGTGCCTGTGTAGACGAAGAAAAGCGTTGGGCAGACTACTTGTTTAAAGATGGATCTATGATTGGTTTAAATGCTAATCTACTTCATGCTTATGTTGAGTTTATTGCTAACAAAAGATTGAAAGCACTAGGACTAAACACAATTTACGATCGTCCACTAAACCAAAATCCGCTACCATGGACACAGCATTGGTTATCAAGTGCTGGCTTACAGGTTGCACCGCAGGAAACTGAAGTTGAAAGTTATATTATTGGTGGTGTTAAGCAGGACGTAGAAGAAGACACATTCAAAGGATTTAAACTGTAATGGCACAAATCGTAATTTATGGTAAACCTGCTTGTACATTTTGCCAAAAGGCAAAAGCAATTTGTGAAAGGCATCAACTGCCATATGAATATAAACTGCTAGACGAAGATTTCACTAGGGAACAACTGTTTGAAGAATTCCCAACTGCAAAAACATTTCCGCAGATCAAAGTTAATGGTCAAGCAGTTGGTGGCTATGATCAGTTTATTCAATATCTAGAAGACCACGCTTATACCGGAACAGGATACACACTATAATGCTATTAGAAATGCCATACAAAGAAGGAGATGTAGTTACTTTAAAACTACTATCAGGAGAAGAATTGGTTGGAAAATTATCTGAAGAAACAGATGATCAAGTAAAAATTACTAAACCATTAACAATAGTAATGGCTCAACAAGGATTAGGATTACAGCAATATCTTTTTACTGCTGATCCTGATAAAACTTTTAACGTACAAAAGTCATCTATGATTACAATGACTAAAACCGTTAAACAGTTTGCTGATGCTTACACACAGCAGACATCCGGGTTGGTAAAAGCACCGGCCGGGCTGGCAGACACCATCAAAACAAAATAAATACTCGTATGCACGAGTTTGTATTCAAAGTCAAAGGTAAGTTAATTACGGTCCATTCTTGGGAAGATGTCCCAGAACAGTTTGACAATGTAATTAAATTTGTGCCTAGTATTCCGCCGGAACCTCATACAGAAGAACAGCATGAGGAAATAGAGCAATGGAATACTAGACTGCAAACTCTTATGGAGAAGGAAAGAAATGCCAGCAATAACTAGAAAAGGTGATGCAGATGTGCCACACTGTTCAGGAATGGTCAGAGATGCACATAGTCCAGATGTTTATGCTAACGGTATTCCAATATCAAGACAGGGTGATGTAAACACTGGTCACTTACTTCCGCCTGCACCTTGTCCTTCACACGCGGCACCTATTGCTGTAGGATCAACAACTGTGTTTATTAACGGAAAAGGTTGTGGTCGAATAGGTGATGCTATATCAGGTTGTACTTCAGTTGCAGAAGGTTCGGGCGATTGTTTCGCTGGCGGCTAATCAATTAATAGTTTAGAAAATAGGTACCATAGTGCAAGTACCGTGAGGATGAATTTTAAAGGATCTTGTCCTTTAGGTTCAAGAGTAGGCTTTGAAAACTCATAGGGGTTCACTATGCTTGATTCCAAGCAATAGGTTTTCCATTTTCATCCAAAACTAAATCTCTTGTGTCTTTGTACTGAGCAACCATTATACCTCTACCACCGCCTTGTCTGATAAACTTTGCTGGTATAATTTCTTTATCATTGTGATATCTAGTTTTGTGATTGGTAATTATTCCTCTATTTTTCTTTGCTGGCATTACGGTCTCCCTTGCCCCACATTGAATTTGTGGCTACGTTTTTTATGTTTGTTCATTGAACTCATCTTGCACTTTCCTTTTTTCTGTGCTTGACTTGTTTTCTTAGGTGTTCTAACATGTCGTACATACGACTTTGCTAATTTAGCCATAACCCTCCTTGGTTAGTATTGGCGTTTAATTTAGACTTTAGTTATCAAATCAATCAAAAAATACGCACTTTATAGTTGACATTGTAGAAATATGGTGCTATAAATATAAGTGTAATTGTTGACAGCATCGTATGTCACAAGAGCAGGACCGGGGGGCGGTACCCCGCAGGTCCACCATAAACACATTGTTTTTATAGTTGGTAGTGTGTTTATGATGGGCCTGAAATAGGATCGACTGGCTTGTTAAGGGTGAAAGAGATTACCGGTAGGCGAGACCGTAAATCAGCAAAAACTATAAATGCAAACGATAATTTTGCATCTGAAGAGTTACGCCTAGCGGCGTAGTTCTACGGGGTTGGCAACTTACCTGGCAACAGAAAAGTTGCACTTACCAAAATGGAGTAAATACATGACATTATACAGCGTCTAAAATAATTACCCATAACAAAAGAAACTTAGATAATAGTGCCATAGGCAATTACACACAACAAATAAAGAGTATAGTAGGGTTAGGGGCGTTGGAAACGATGCCCCTAATCTTTTATCTACGGTAAATACACATAGGAGAACATGAATGTCTGTAAAAGTAATCGATAGTTTTAGGCTCATTGTAGCGTCAAAAAATGGGATTAATATAGGTACCGTAGAAGCAGATGCTGACAATGATACACTTACCTTATCAGCAGGAGATGGTGTAAATTTTGAGGTAAATGCAGGCGGTGATCAAATAACAATCATCAACGAAACATTTTCGGCGGCTATTGAAGCAACACAAAATCCTATATTCCTAAGAGCAGATGATTCAACCATTAGAAAAGTAAGACTAGGTGAGAACTTTGGTTTGCTAGGCAGTGGTGCTGTGTCTACCACATCAAATGCTGAAGGTGATATCACAATTGATGTTAGCAACAATCTTAGCAGTTTCAACAATGACAGCAACTTTATTTCAGGCGACAATCTAGGTGATCGTGCAGATGTCACAATCACAAGTGTTGCTGATAACAATCTTTTACAATATGACAGTACAGCAGGCGAATGGCAGAACAAGTCAATCACTGATGCTGGTTTCGCAACAGTATCAACCACAGGTGTATATGGAGACTTAACTACTAGACCAAACATAACATTTGATGGCGACCTAAGTGGAAGCACGGGCGGACAACTTGCAGGCGGTGCAAGTACAATCACACTGACATTAGATAACACAGGAGTCAGTGCAGGAACATACAACGGATTTACCGTGGATGCCAAAGGTAGAATTACAGCCGTGGCGGCAGGTGTCGGTGCCACTGAAACATTACAAACAGTAACTGATAGGGGAGCAACAACAACTAACAGTTTAGATGTTGCAGGACTTACAGTAGGCAATATTTTATTTCCAACATCATTAGGGGCAGATGGTACTGTATTAAAAGTTAACAATGGTGTCTTGCAATTTTTAGAAGGTGGCGCTGGCGGAGAACTTTTAGTCAGTGCAGATGATTCCACAGCAAGAACTATCAACTCGGGCGAAGTTTTAGAAATTTTAGGAAGTGGTAATGCAACTACTACAACATCTGCAGAAGGTGCGGTAACTATTAATGTACCAAGCACAATCAGTAGTTTTACAAATGACAGTAATTATACAGTGGTAGGAAGTAATATTAGTCAGTTTGTTAACGATAGCAATTTTGTACAAGCAGATAATGTTTTCAGTGTTGCCGCTGATGATTCAACACAAAGAACTATTGGTAATCAAGAAACAATTAAATTCAGTGGTAGTGGTGCAGTTACAACTTCGAGCGATGCGGAAGGTAATATTCAAATTGATTCTAGTCCAACACTGGCTGATGTTACAGCAAACGGTGGAACAACATCTACAGCAGTTGACTTTCAAGGCAATGTAACACTAGGATCAAACACTAGTGATATAATTGATATCAACGGTAAAGTAGCAGGACAGTATCCTTTAATATTCGATGGCTCAACAGAAAACGGAAACACAACAAGATTTGAAATTACAGACCCAAGTGGTGCTAGAACAATTACATTCCAAGATGCTAGTGGTACGGTTGCGTTTACCAATGCTGAATTAGGTGACTTCAGCAACAGTGCTAATTTTGTAAAGGCAAACGAAAATATTGCTACAGCAACAAGGCTTGCAACTGCAAGGGCTGTGAGTTTATCAGGAGTTGTCAATGCAAACAGCATTAACTTCGACGGCTCAGGTAACGTTGCTCTTGTTACTACATTTGCCAACAACAATATTTCACAGTTTGTAAATGATGCTGGTTACACAGGCAACGCAATTAGCGTTGGTGATAACATTAGTCAACTAACCAACGACCTTAATTATATGTCAAAGTTTTTTATTGCCGCAGACGACTCAACACAAGTACAAGTCAATGGTGATGAAGTTATCAAAGTATATGGTGGTGGTGCCGTAACAACAGCAAGTGATGCTGAAGGTAACATACAAGTTACAGCATCAAGTAATCTAAGTGATTACACAAATGACGCAGGATTTAATACACAGAATGATACGATAACATTAACTGGTGATGTCAGTGGTAGTGGTAGAACAACTATCAACACAACTTTAAACGTTGCACTATCAAATGTTGTACCTGGCACTTACAATACAGTTACGGTTGACACAAAAGGTATTGTTCAAGATGCTAGAAATGATCCTTATCTTAAAGCAGGCGATGACGTAAGTTTGCTAACCAATGATGCTGGATATAAAACTGGACTAGGCACAGGCTATAGATTTATTGGTGATGATTCCAGTGGCTTCCAACTACCTGAACCTGGCAACGATGTTAGATTCCAAGGATCGGGTGGTACAACAGTAAGTGCCACAGGAGACACTGTAACAATTACATCAGCAAGTGACGTTAACCAACTCACAGATGTTGACGGATTACTAGGCGGCGGTGGTGGCTCTGGTACAGCATTTAGATTATTCTTTGCCGCTGATGATTCAACAGTAAGACAGATTAGACACAACAACACAGTAAAGTTTGCAGGTTCAACAGGCATCACTACTGCAAGTGATGTAGATGGTAATATCACTATCACAGGTACAGCACAGGATTTTTCATGGAGTTCAATTACAGGCACTCCTACAACATTAGCAGGTTATGGTATCACTGATAGTTTTGATGGTGCGTATAGTTCACTTACTGGAACACCTAGCATTCCAAGCAACCTTAGTGAACTGGTAAATGACGCAGGATTTATTACTGGTATAGACAGCACAGATATCAAAGTTGGTGCAGATGATTCAACCGCCCGTGTTGTAAATCTAGGAGAACAGATTAATTTTATCGGCGGTACTGGCATTACAACTTCGAGTGATGCTGAAGGTAATATTACAATTACAAACAGCAATCCTAATAGTGATCAAAGTTTATTTGCAACCGTAAGTGGTGACACAGGAAGCACAACTGCCAACAGTGCCACAGACATTTTAACAGTTGCAGGCGGTACTGGTATTACAACCTCTGTTTCAGGAGATACAGTAACAATTACTGCAACAGGAAGTGCAAACACAGGTGATATTACATTCTCAGGAACAACAATTGATTCAAGTGATAGTTCAGGTGTTGAATTTACTCCAGCAGTTACATTCAACAGTGACATCACAGTTGAAAATGATATTGTTTGTTCAAATGTAGTATATGCGGATAGTTTCCAATCTACAGGAACAGGAGCACCAACATTTACTAGTAACTCTACTATAACTTTGAGTGCCCAAGATAGAATTAATGTTGCACGTGGTCCAATTAACATGGCAAAATTTACTACAACAGAACGTGATGCACTGTCGGCAAGCAATGGAGATATGATTTACAATACCACTACCAACAAGTTCCAAGGTTATCAAAATGGTGCTTGGGTAGACTTAGCATAAGGTGAACTATGAGCGAACGTGAATATATTGTTACCCTTAACAAGGGTGTTGATTATGATCAATTCAATCAGGACATGATCAAAAGCACAGGCAGTGGTGCTATTCCAAATCGCAGTGTTGATGTTGCAGATGCAAGACCGGGTAGTTTGCGAAACACACACTACGCACTGTCTGCAGATGAAGTAGCCGCATTAAAAAATGATTCACGAGTATTAGACATTGCCATTCCACCAGATCAAGACAGTGAATTAGAAATTGGAAACAATGCAAGTGAAAGTGTCACATTTTATAAAGGCACATCGGACAGTGGACAATACTATGACTGGGGCAAACACAGACATCAAATTAAAGAAGAAACATCAGCATGGTATCCTAGTTTATCAGGAACCTATAATTATATCTTAGATGGTACTGGCGTTGACGTTGTTATTCAAGACAGTGGACTACAGGTAGATCATCCTGAGTTTAATGATGCAGATGGTTTAAGCAGAGTCAAACAAATAGATTGGGCCGCGGCCAGCGGACTTAGTTTTTCTCAAAGTTCTAACCACTACAGAGATTATGATGGCCATGGTACCCATGTTGCTGGTACAGCAGTAGGAAAGACATTTGGTTGGGCAAGGAACGCACACATCTATGCTGTCAAAGTAGCAGGTCTTGAAGGCAATAGCGACAGCGGCACTGGTATCAGTGTATCAAATGTTTTTGATTGTATAAAATTATGGCACCGTAACAAGCCTGTGGATCCTATCACCGGACGAAAACGTCCTACAATTATTAATGCTAGTTGGGGATACAGTACAACAACAGGATCGATGACTAGTGTAACCTACAGGGGAACAACAGAGACATCAAGTACTGATCCTAGTTTTAGTTCTACACCTAACGCACACATGAGAGATACCTATGGTGTTTATCCTTATTATTCAAACGGTGCATATCGTATTCCTGCCAGAGTAACCAGTGTTGATACAGATGTAGAAGAACTTATTGACGAAGGCGTTCATGTTTGTATTGCCGCAGGAAACAATAGTTTTAAAGTAGATGTGAGTGGTGGTGATGATTACGATAACTATCTGACTAGAAGTGGTGGTAGTCGTTATTATCACAGAGGAAGTTCGCCTTATAGCACAGAAGCATTTATGGTAGGTAGCCTACTAAGTGAAAATGCAACAGGTGATAGAAAAGTGGGATTTAGTACCACAGGTCCAGGTGTTGATATCTATGCCGCTGGAGATGAAATTACCAGTTGCACCAGCACCACAAACAAATTTAGTGATGCGGCGTACTGGGGAGATGGTAACTATAGACAGTGCAACATCAATGGAACTAGCATGGCTTCACCGCAGATATGTGGTATTGGGGCATTATATTTACAGGCTAATCCAGGACTTTCACCGGCAGAACTACGCACAATGATTCACAACGATGCAAGTGAAACAATGAAAGCAGGGCAAATTAACGGATATGGAAGCACTGACAATGCCATGGGTGGTCCTAGGCGTGTTGCTGTAACTAGATATAATTTTATTACACCCTATATAAATGGACTACAGGGTAAATTTAACCTTTAGGGCTAAAAGGAACTAAATAATATTACTATGCGTATTGATGAAATTACAATTAACATTCCAATTAAGATTGAATTAGATGGGGATAAACCTAAAGTAAATGTTGCAGGACAGGATGCCGAAGGTGACGAACTATCGAAAAATCCTGTTATGTTAAGCCCGCAACAGCAAGAATTAGAAATGAAAAAGGCTGATTTAGGCAAAGAATCACCAGCATTAGACAAAGTTACTGGCGACAGCGAAGTAGGCGATGAAGAAGAGCCAGAGCAAAAACAAGACATCGTATCCAAGTTAAAATCATTAGCCGGAATCAAATAAATACTCATAAAGCGAGTATTTAGATGCCAATAAATGATGAAATAAATCAAGGTTATTTTACACAGGACTTTAGAAGTCAACTACGTAAGTACAATGACGGTGCTATACGTATTGGCGAAGCAGGTCGTCTGTGGTATGATAATGCTACACAAACAATCAGAGTAGGTGACGGTGAAACAGCCGGCGGCATTATTCTTGCCGGAAGCAGTTATCTTGGTGGTGGCGGTGGCGGTGGAGACTTTCATCCACACATTGAATTTGAAGTAGCAGGTTCTGAAGATCAATTCCGTGATAGTATTAGATTCAAAGATGATGATTCTACTACAGGACAAACCATACGTAGAGTGTTTTTTCATAACAACCAACTTCGCGTTGAACTTGCTAATTTTAGTCCAACAGTAAGTGCTAGTGGTCAGAGCAGAGATTGGGATGTCGCGGCTACACAGTTCACAGCCAGTGCCACAAACCCAGACGATTACACAGATCAATATGTGGCCGCAGTCAAAAGCGTGTCAGGTGGCAGTGGAGTTCATCTTACACTGAGCGACTATACCACAAGTGGACCAAGTCCAACTCCTGACGGTGGTGTAGATTGGAATCAAAGTTTTCAAACCAACAGCACAGCAACTATTGTTTCAAATGGTACAGGACTTACAGGTGGTAGTGCTAGTGCTACAGTTACATTTGAACTGGACGACGGCACAGAATGGACAGACAGCACACCCACAATATCATTCAACTGGTCCAATGCTAGTTCAAGTATATCTTTTGGTAGCCTCTCAGGCAAGAACTTTCTTGAAAGTTACAGCACAGTAAGTTACAGTGTGAGCCAGTCAGGAGTGGCTAGTGCGAGCAACTACAGTCATGCTGTCACAGGCACAGGCGGAAGTCT